ATCAGCTGTTATCTGACTGTTGTAAGACTTGAAATAACGCGCTACCTCCTTTGCTCGCTTGCGTCCGATTACGGGTGTCATATCTGCCAGGCATTGATGTGTTTTATCCGTGGTGGACTTGCCCGATTGAACGTGCCCCATGGGTGGCACGGGTAGATAGTTATTCCGAACCCGAGATTCGTGCCAAACCAAAGACGGATGGCTGGGATCAAAAGGCGGTGGATGCTTTACTGGCCATGGGGCCGAATCAGGTGATCGACACAGGGGTGGTCGTGAGGGCGATGACCAACACAGCCCAGCGCATCTTCAATGAACCGGCCAAGCAGAGTTTTGCGCAACGGCTGGCAGGCAAGGAACGCCAAAGCTATGAGGTGCTGCATGTGACGGTGAACACGGTGGATGAAGACGGCTATCCAGCGGTGCAAGAGATCATCCTGCATCCGGGACTCTGCGGGAAGTCACACCGAGCCAAAGGTGAAGAATACATCCTGAAAAATACGCTGGTAGATTACTACTTTGATGGCGGCTGCTACGTGGACATGCGCCGCGAATACAAAGCACGCCCGTTGTTTGAAAGTCGCGGGGTGCCGGAGATGGTGGGCACGCACCAGTGGCTGCTGAAGAGCAACCGTGATGCGAGCATGGACCGCACGAGCTTTGCCACGATGCCGATCGTGAAGGTGAATGCACGCCGAGCAGGTGGTGGAGCGCGTTGGGATTACGAGCCGGGAAGCAAACTGCCACTCGGCCAGGGGGATGAAGCTGATTACATGAGGCCGCCGCCGCTGGATCAAGGCACGATCCTAGATGCCTCTGAAATCCGCCGGGATGTGGCGAACTTGCTGGGCTTGCATCATGACGAAGTGCCACAGGCCAAGGTGATGATGCACCAGCAATGGGTGGCGACTTGTGCCTTGCTCGAAGAGCGGGAGATCCTGCTGCGCATCCTCGCCATGGATCAGCAGTTCATGGAGCCGCTGTTTGTGAGTCGTGTGCTGGGCAGTGGTCCGCTACCGTTCCAAGTGACGAGGGAAGAGATCGCTGGCAGCTTTGACTTTGTGCTGGAGTTTGATGTGAAGTCTCTCGATATGGAGTATCTCCAGAAACGCTGGAGTGCTCTGAAGGATGCCTTCAGCATTCCTGGTGTGGCTGGGCAGGTGCCGACTGTGCCGGTGGTGAGCTGGTTGCTAAACAACATTGACCCTGGACTGGCTGACCTGGTGACCGGTGGCATGAAAGAACGCAACATGGAACAGGTGGAAGCTGAGAAGGCGGCTATCGCCATGATGCTTACTGGCATTGAGCCAAGCATCACAGAAGACATGGACGCTGCTGTGCGGCTCCAAACGCTTCAGGAGCAGATGCAGCAGAATCCGAATGTGTCTGCTGCCTATGCGGCTGGCGGTGGATTTACCGAGATGATGAACGCCCGCATGGAGGCCTTCCAGTTCCAGATCCAGCAACGCACCGAGAATGCCCAGACGGGCAGGACGGGATTTAAACCTGTGATGGGAGGAGAAGCATGAGCCGACTAATCGAAACTTGCCTGGAAGCCGGGCCAATGACGGAACGTGAGATCGCGGAGGTTTTGGCTGGCACGCGAGACAGGAAGGAAATGCAGGCAGTGATGTCGCTGCTAGAGTGCTTCATTGCCCAAGCGCATGAGGAATGCCGCGTGCGTGGACAGGATGCACGCATCCGTGATGAGGCCGCCGGAGCGGCACGGTATTTGATTGATCTGCGTGCAGAATTGATTTCCAAAGCCACCGAGGAAGAGCCTGGGAAAGAAGATATTGGCGACGAATAGCGGCGATTACCGTTGATTCACGTTGATTGCGGAGTCCGGCAGATTGCCGGAAGGCGGAGAGTCGTGGTTTGATGACGGCGCGCTCAGGGAGTGCAGCACGATTATGGCAAAACCAAACAATGATGCGGGTCCAAATACTGATGGCACTTCGGTGCTGGCAGGTGCCTCTTCCGCAAGAGGTAACGGAGCGGGTGCCGCCGATTTAGGCGCTCATGGTGACGATGCAAGTTCCTCTGGAAACTGGGCGGAAGCTCTGGCTGGCAACACGGTTGCGGCACAGCTTGATGCTCTGGCAAAAGCGGAAGGCGTAGAGAAACCGGTGACGCGTGCGGAGAAATCCAGCGCAGCACAAAAGTCCGCCACACCCAAGCGTCATGCTGAGGATGAGTCTGATGACGATGATGATGATGAATCTGAAGAACAGTCTGCGGCTACCAAGCCCGTGCTGCCTGATGATGACGATGATTCTGAATCCGACGACGACGACACCGATGCGGGCGATGAGGACGGCGGTGAAGACCTGAAGGAGATCGCCAAGAAAGCAAAGGCACTGGAAAAGGACAATTTCAAAGCGCGTGAGAAAGCCCGTCAAATGGCTGCCACACTGGCCGAGAAGGAAGCCCGCGTGCAAGAGCTGGAACGCCAGATCAAAGAAGGGGGTGCTGTCATTTCTGACATGCCGCCGGGTTTTGAGAAGGTGAAGAGTTTAGCTGACCTCGACACGATGGAAGCTGAGCTGACGCGAAATCTAGAATGGGCAGAGGATCATGAAGACGGCTACGCCGGTAAGAACGCAGCGGGTAAGGATGTGGAATACACACCTCAGCAGGTGCGTGAATATCGGCGGGGTTTGGTGAAGCAACAGAAGGCGGCTGAAAAGGCGCGCACTGCTCTCACCAAACGGACTGAACGCAGGACGGCAGCAAGTGAACAGGCCAAGGTGAAATACCCTTTTGTGCTGGACGCGAGCAGCCCACGCCAGGCGTTGATCCGTGAACTCGAAGCCGATCACCCGGAAATCAGTGGCAGCCCTGAACGCGACTTGTTGTTGGGTCGTTTGGTCATGGCAAAGCTGATTGAATCCGGGGCTTACGAGATCGTGCGCAAAACGAAACCGAAAGCTGATGCCGCCACTGCCGCGAAGGTTGCACCGCCGTCCCCACCGCCTGTTCGGAGAACTCCGCAGAAGGCTGCTGCTGATGATGGAGATAACTGGGCACTTAGCCTAGCGCGAAGCTCCATCCCAGGCGCTGCCTAACCTTGTGGTTCACGCGGACATGAATCCCTCAAACTCAACTCTCATTTAAGGAACCAAGCTCATGCCTGCAACATTTGAACGCACCCAAGTCGGACGCCGCGAAGACCTCGCGGACTCCATCTATAACATCGACGCGAAGGACACCCCTTTGCTCTCCGCCCTGCCGAAGGGCAAGAAACTTGTCCGCACCCGCTTTGACTGGCAGGTGGACGCCTACGACGCTCCAAATACGGATGGTGTCGTGGACGGCGCTGATGTCTCTACCTATGAAGACGCCGCCGAAAACCGCGCCATGCTTTATGCCCAGGTGCAGAAAGTCCGCCGCACGCCGATGGTCACTGAGATGGCCCAAGACGTGAGCGACGTGGCAGGCGTCGTCAGTGAAATGGCTGCCGCTATCGCCAAGAAAACCGTTGAGTGTAAGCGCGACGTGGAAGCTGTGCTCGGCAGTGACAATGAATCCCAAGCTGACAACGGCACCGTGCCCTACAAGACACGCGGCCTTGGCAAATGGATTCAGGCCACCGCTCAGAGCCACCTGCCTGTGGACGCTGATTTCCTCACGCCTTCTGCCAGCATCGACACCACGGCTCTGGCTAGCGTGACGAAGGAGACGATGAACAACGTCATGAAGAGCCAATACAGCCAGACTGGCAAGCGCCAGACTTACATGCTGCTCTGCGGCACGTCGCTGAAGGCTCGCGTGACCACCATGGTGGGCTATCAGCCTACTGTCGCCAACTTCACCGCCATCCTGCGCAGCAATCGCGGAGACAGCATGAAGTATCAGGAGAACATCGAAAGCCTCGAAGGTGACTTCGGCACGTATGACCTGGTGCTGAGCAACTGGCTGAACTACAACAACAGCACCAAGGTGGCTGATGCCCGTCGCGGTTACGCGCTGGACATGACCATGATGGAACTGCGCATGAACAAGCAGTGGAGCTACAAGGCTCTGCCAGACTTGGATGGCGGCCCACGTGGTGTTATCAGCGCCATCTTCGGCCTGTGCGTGAAGAACCCCAAAGGTCTCGCTAAATTCGCCGCTACTGCGGACAGCTAAGAATCACGGGGCGGTGTGCCAATCACACCGCCCTTCCTCATTTTCATCACCCTCAGACTCCATTTTTGAAAGGCTAACTTTATGGCTGACCAAGCAGTAACACTCGCAACCGCCACTTCGGCATCCAATGGCGTGAAGATCGAACTTCTTTCCGCTGAAACCACTCGCCAAACGGGTTTCACTCATCGTTTCCGCATCCCTTTTGACATCATCAACAATGCCGCGTGGACCACGCAGGGTGACACCGCGACGGTGACACTCGGCAGCACGCCGACAAACTTCCTGATCAACAAGGCGCTGGTAAACATCACCACGGCATTTGCCACCACAGGCACGCTGACCATCCAAGTCGGCACCGATAGTGACCCTGACAACTTCATTGATGCCCAGTCTGCCAAGACTGCTGCCATCCTGATCGGTGAAAAGGGCGCTGCCCCAGTCACTGAAGCAGGCACGGTCGGTGTCGCCAGTGATGTGCTTGTGGCCCGGTTTAGCAGCCAAGCAGCAACAGGTGCGCTCTCCAACATCACGGCGGGCGTGGCTGAGATCCTTCTCGGCATCATCAACATTGACGACGCGATCTAATCGCCGCCGTCCACCTCTTTGCCCCTCGCTTCTGAAGGGCAAAACCAAGCCTCCGATTGGCACCTCAAGCCGTGGCATCCTGCGAGATCAGGGTGCCACGGCAAGGGCCTCCCTCATACGATTCTGATATGTTTGACCCAGAAGAATTCATGGCTGAGCTACATGCTCAAGGCGGCCCGGCACTGTGTGCTGCGGTGGAACGTGAATTCCGCACGGGATGGGAACTTCAGCGCAATCTGGCGGAGCAACGTGAACGCGCCCGCAGTGAGGTGCCTCATGCCCGCAGTGGTGGCGTGGATGGCGCTGGCAGAGTCGTCAGCAGCATCTCTGCTGAAAGTTACTTTTACTGGCTAAACAAAGGCCAGACGGAGATGGGTGAAGACAACGTGTGGGCTCAGGAGGAATTCCGCAAAGACTACCTCAAGAAGAATACACAAGCCCGCGTGGGCTATCAAAGCCTGAACCCCAAGAGCGGCTGGACGCCTGAACGCGACAAGCCTCTTATCGTTTTGACTGACAAACGTGGAAGGGAGATGGCTGCATGAGAAGCCTGCCTTTCAAAACCATCCGTAGCGGCATCCTTGAAGATCTGGGCTATGTGCAAACGGGTGACCAGAGTGCCAATGACATCGCCCAGGTGACAGGCCTGATTAATGCGGCTAACGACATGGCTTATCCATGGATGGAAAGCGGCTGGCCAGAACTACGCAGGGCCACGACTGAAACCATCACCAGCCAAGTTATTGACTTGGACTCCGTGGGAGACGGCAAGTTTGGCGTGTCTAAAGTTTTGGGGGTTTCCAAGAATCACCCTTACAAAAGCAGCCATCCCGAGCACTACGCCTTTAACATCACCGCTGATGGCATTGTGCTGGATGAGACCGTGAGTGAAAGCACTCTCTATGTGGAGCACATTGAAGCGCCACCGATTTTCAGCAGCACGGCCTGGGTCACTGCCACGGCTTATGTCATCGGCGATGTTCGCCTGCAAGATACCCACTGCTACTACTGCCTGACTGCCCACACCAGCGGCACCTTTGCCGCGGATCTGGCAGCGTCTAAATGGCTGGTGCTGGCCTTTCCTGCC